CTTGTTTCTCTTTTGAATGCTTTCTCGTCTTCGACAATATTGTGTGTCCAGAACCTTTCCCACGCGTGGACGCGATTGTCGGCATCTGTGAAGTATTCCCTGCCGCGCCATTTTATGAAGTATTGTCCTTTTTTCATGTCGTCGCTCTTCTTCATTGTAAAATAAATCGTGGCGTGTGAATAGTTAGATGAGTCGGTTTCCACGAAGTTTGCCTTTGCACCGAATTTTCTTTGTAGCCTCTGTTGAATAAAGGCGTTGCTTCTCTTTGCCTCTTCCCATTCCTCTTTTGTGAATATATCCTGTGCGCTAATTGCTTCTTCGCCTTTTTTCATGTCGTCGCTCTTCGCCATTCCTATGACCGCAAGCGACCCGGCTGCCGTCGGCTCGTCCACGCCGAATTCTGCCATTAGGATTTTCTTTGCCTCGGTGAATGTCTTTCCCTCTGCCTTGAGTTCCTTCGCGCGGGCGTCGAGTTTTTTTTCGCTGTAGTCCGACTTCGCCATGGCAGCAACCTCCACAACCTTCGCTCCCGGGTTCGCTCCTTTTTTCGTGAGGGCTATCTCGCAGGGTGCAACCCATTCGAGGTCGCCGGGCTTGTTGCTCGATGACTGCCCCCCGATTGACGCCATGAGCGCGAGTTCCTGCAGCCCCCTCCATGCCTCGTCATCGAGCTGGAAGCCCCTGTAGATTTTCCCTGTGACGAGGCAGCCCGGCGCGTTGAACTCTGGGTGGGTGCCGAATTCGTAGTTGACCACCTCGCCCACGGCCTTATTGGTGTGCTCGAGGTGGAATGGCACAGTCCGCGTGAGCAGCTTTGGCACCACGCCCTTGAATATTTCTATTGGCACGCGCTGGCCCTGCGTGTCGTATACTTCCACGGTCGCCCATATTTTGAAAAGCCTATCCTCGGCGTTCACGATAGAAAAAGTTTCACTAATGGGTGCAGCAGAATCCTTGCGCATGAGCTTCTTTGCCCAATTACCTTTTTTAACACTCCTCGCCCCTCTGAATTCTTGAAAAGTAGATAACGCTCGTCCTTGTGCGCCGTATGATTTCCCTGATGACTATGCGCGTCCCTATGTCGAAGCCTTCGGTTGTCCCCTTCTGCACTGGCTTGCATACGTCGCCCTCCTTCCTCCTGACCGCGTAGTGCCTGACGCAGTGCCCGTTGTCCAGCTCCTCCTTCGTGAGCGGCAGGGTGTGGTTGATTTTCCGCCAGCTCATGAGAACACCCGCGCGGCAGTGCATCGGTCTCTTGGGTGTACCGTCCATTCGTAGTCGAGGTTCTTGATGCCTGCCCTGACCTTCTCCTCGCGTATTATTTCCTTGAGCCGCTCGAGCGTCACCCCGTTCTTGGTGCGGTCGCCTATCCGTTCGCATATGGCGCAGCGGCGCTTGTCCCTGTTCACCACCCAGCGGTACTTCTCCCTTCCGTACGGGTCGCTCTCTTGGAAGTTTATCTCGCGCATCACGCCCTCGATTTCGTGGCTCTCTGTCTGGACTATGGTTTCGGCCTGCTGCGGGGGGAGGTCGTGCTTTTCCTCTATCCGCCTCGCCACCTTCGTGTAGCCCGTCTTCCTCTCAAGTCCGCCGAACACCATGCGCTGTATGTCGATGCTTATCTCGCGCGTGGTGTTGTCGAACGTGCGCCTCTTCGCCCTGAGCTTCGCAGCCGCGAGCCTCTGCGCGCGGGTGTAGAAAATCCTTGCCATCCTCAAGCCTGCGTCGCCTGCGGCTGTCCGTCAAGCCGGGAGGCGTTCGCCTGCGCGATTGCAGGCTGCGCCTGTGAAAAGCCAGGTGTGGGAGGTGAATCCTGCGCCGCCTCTTCTGGCTTGTCGGAATATTTGAACTTCCCGTCCGGGGTGAGTTCCACGAGGAAGCCCATGCGCTTCATCGCCTCGGCGTTCGCTGTTTCCTGGGCTTCGCGCTGCTTTTCAGCCATCTCGTCCTTCTCCTCCGGAGGCTTCAGTCGGTATTCCCAATCCGTAATCCCGAACTGCGCAAGCAGGAACGGGAACACCTTCTCGTTGTAGACTTTTTGCCCGCTTTCAATCGCCCGCGTGGTGACCGTGATTGTGAGCCCCTCGTTGTTCAGCCCCGAGCTTGTGGAGAGGTCTGCCTGGAAGATGGGCATCACGCCGAAGAGCGCGCCAATCGTCTGCTTGATTTCGGTGCGCGTCTCTATGTACTGCATCTCCTCGGGCGCCCTCATGAACTCTATGAACTTGGCGATTTCCCCGGTGTCGTTCTGGCTTGTCGGCATGAACATCGGGTATATGCCGTATGGGTCCTTCTGCGACCTGTCGAGGAAGGCCTCCCATTCCTTGGAGGCGCTGTCCACGTTGCTCGTCTTGAGGAGGAACAGCCCCTTGGGGGTCTTCTGCCCGTAGTAGGAGCGGTTCATCATATTGTCCATGGCGAGCAGAGTCTGCACCTTCTTGAGAATCGTGAGCGCCGGGGGGAAGCCATAGTAGAGCGTCTTCGTGTATTTGGTGAGGTGGATGCACTCGCCCGCGAAGTAGTAGACGGTGTTCTGCACGTTCCAGGTCTTGAAGTGCGCCGGGTAGAGCCGCCTGCCGCACTGCCCGCAGCGCGCCTTGCCGTTCTGCTCGTAGCCCCTGTGCTCTGGGCATACCATGCTCGGGAGCCCGTTCTCGAAGTTGTAGCCGGGGCGCCCCTGCATGTCCACTATTTTCCTCATATAGAGCGGGTCTGCGCGGAGCATCTCGACTATTTGCCCGCTCGTAATTTCGCCGTCCGGCCCGTAGAAGTACCTTTTCACCAGGACGAGGAATGCGTTGTCGAGCACCTCGAGGTCGGGCTCCATATGCTCGCAGACCTCAAGGAGCGGGTGCCCGTTCATGTTAGCCTTAACGAGGAATTCGTCGAATGTTGTCTTTTGCGAGGCATCCGGCTCGCGCATGCCGGTCGAGCCGCATGAGCATTTGTCCGGCTTTGCCTCGTATTCCTTGGAGCACGTCGCGCACTTCACCCCGAACTTCTCGTGCCATTCCCCGCCGTTGCGGAAAAGCTCTCGCTGTATGGTGCAGATTATGGTGCGGTAGGTGTCGCTCTGCTGCGCGTAGTCGTAGAGCTGCCCGAGCGCTGCTGTTTGGAAGAGCACCTCCTGGCTTTTCGTAACGGAGCTGCCCCATCCCCTTATTGGGCGGATTGCCGCAGACACCTTCTCGTCGATTGCGCGTGCCGCCTCATCCTTTGTCTGCACGAGAAAATTAAGGAAGCTGAATGCCATAGGTTGCCCCGCTATCTCGACCGCAATCTGTCCGAGGCTTTTATTCAGGCAAATTTTTTAAGCGTTTTGATTCCGGCGTTTATTGCATGCCCCTTGTTGCGGTCCTGACCTCGGTCATGCCGTAGTAGATTTCGAGATACGCCATTATGAGGAGCGAGTCGGCATAGTCCGGGCTCTTGCCTTCCGGGTCGACTATCTTCAGCTTGCGGTCGCTCCTGACCTCGTAAGTCCACGCGCGGAGCTGCAGCGTGTACGAGCTTGCCTGTGGGACGTTCCGCAGGTTGCCCGCCTTCATCATCTCGTTCATCCTGAACGCCGCCTCGGTCTTCAGGTTGTAGTGGCGCGCATCGTTCGCCTTGTTGCCGGATATGAATTGGTAGGTGTTGTATTTGAGCTCCTTCAGGCGGTCGTGCACCCCGGCCCCCATGCCCACGCAGTCCACGGCTATCCTCACCTTGTCAGCAGGGAATTCGTCCGCCATCTGAGTGACCGCGCCCGCCACCGCCATGATGTCGCGCGTGTCCATCACCCTGTTCCGGATGAAGTCCACCCTGCGCCCACTCACCCCTCCCAGCGTGATGACGCTCCTGTCCCGGCCTCCGCGCGCGACGTCCACCCCTATGAGGTACTTGTCGTATTCGTTCTCCTGGCTTTTCTCGGCGCACTTGGCTATGGCCTCCTTGGTGAACACCGCCATCTCGACCTCGTCCGGGAATTCGGCGTCGAAGAGCACCTGGAATTCCAGGTCGGTGAGGTTGTTCCGCTGGTCGTCCACCGCCTCCTTGGTCATGCGCCCCGCGTCCACGCAGTCCTGCCAGCGGATGTGGATTTTCTCCCAATCCTCCGCGTTGTGGTGCTGGTAGAAGTGCCCGAGCGTCCACGGGTTGCCTATTTCGACAAGCTTGGCGTGCTCGCTTTCCACCAGCATGCGGTAGATTTTCGCGTAGCTCTCGTCGTCTATTTCGGCGCTTTCCTCCACTATCACGCAATCGTACGCCCACCCTGTAACGCCAAAGCCCCGGCTGGTCATGTCCACGCTCTTGATTTCTATGCTGCTGCCGTTCTTGAATGTGATGCGCTGCTTGCTGACCTCCTTGCGCAGGCGCTCGAGGCGCGTGAGCCCCTGGGTTTCCACCATGACGATCTGGTCGAAGGTCGGGTTGGAGGCGAGCAGGTCGGCGATGTAGTTCATGATGATTTTCGTCTTCGGGTAGGTGGGGGCTATGATGCCGACGCGCACGCCGTCCTTCATGGAGGCGTACATTATTGCCGCCATCGCAAGGCAGTAGCTCTTCCCGGCCCGGGTGGTCGCGCGTATGGTCACCTTGCGCTTGCCAGGGTCGAACAGCGCGTCCACTATGCGCTTCTGGTACGGGTACGGCTCCACTCCGAAAAGCAGGCCTATGAAGGGGGAGAGGTCACTTGGGCTGGGGCTTTCCATGCTTTTCTATCCCCCGTTCATATTCCTTGCGCGTGATGCGGACAAACCTATAGCTGCATTTTCCTTTCACTTGCTTGTAGACTTCGTCGCTTGGAATCGGGAATTGGTAGCATGGCACCGGTCTTTTCTTCCAACGGGTGCACCGGTTGTTCTTGAGGAACTTGCATGGGCGATTTATGAATGCTCCCCCCTTCCCATCGGCTTTGATTTTCGCATCCATAAATCCTGCAAAATAGCGCGCATATTGGTATTGCCGGCAATGGAAAAATCGGCAGCATGCTGCTCCGCATCTGCGCGGATTGCACTTTCCAATGCGCTTGAGGTAGTTCTTTCCCGCCTTGAAGACCGCGTTGCGCGGGTGGTGGTATTTGTTCGGAATCATGGTGCCGCCTTCTTGTACTTCGCCTCCAGCACCTTGTTCGCTGCCGCCTTTATCTGCTCGAAGGTGATTTCGTGCGTGTTGACCTGGACGTTGGTCTGCACCGCTGCCTGCGGGCTGTCGCCCCAGCCCCTTTCCTTGAACTTGGCTTTAAGGGTCGCCAGCAGCACAGTCGGGTTCTTCTCCATCGCCATAGAGTAGGCGACGCTCTCCAGCGTGTCCCCCAGCTCTTGGAAGAGGCTGTATGCCTTCTCCTTGTATTTCGGGTCGGCATTGCACCAGTCATAGTGCGTCTGCCTGCTTATCCCCGCCAACTGCGCCGCTTGTGTTATGTTCGCCCCCTTGAGCCTTGCCAAAGCCTCCAACATCTGTGCCTTCTTCCTGTGGGTGCGCTCCTTGCGTAGGTTTTGTAAAGCCTCCCCCCGCGTTTGCGCGACGTTTGGCTGTTCTTTGGTTGCTCCCATGGTGTCCGCAGGCTGCTTTTCAGTGCCAATTTGGGCGCTTTCCGCGCGCTTTGGGGGGGGTTCTTCTTCCATTTGGGTTCCCTGTTATGGTGTTTTTGTGCCTATTTCGTCCGTAATGTCCTTTCCGTCCCTGGTGAGCGTTGCCTTGGTCTGGGCATAGTGCTCCCAACGTTTTACTATCACATCACAGTATGAATTTTCCAGCTCGATTCCGCGCCATATGCGTTTGAGTTTGTGGCAGGCTATGAGGGAAAAGCCGGAGCCTGCGAAGAGGTCGAGGCAGGTTTCCCCCTCCCGGGATGAGTTGAGGAGGGCGCGTTCTGCGAGTTCGACGGGCTTTTGAGTGGGGTGTTGATAGTCTACGTTGTAGTCTGGTTTTATATTCCATGTTGTGTTTTGGTCATATTTTGCATACCACCTTTTTGTGGAGTTCTTTGCCCCTTCTCCAGCATAAACTATGACCTCATAATCGGGCCGATAATTGTCCCAAGTAGAAGATGGAAAGACGGCATTAAGGCGATACGTCTTGCTCCAGATGAGAGGAAGGGCATAATAAATTTTTTCCTCAGTGAGTGCAGCAATGAGATAATGAATCATCTTCATCTCAGAGAAGATATAGTAGGCGCTGTCCAGAGTGGTATTTTCCTTCATTTGCCGTAAGAAACCCGCACAAAAATCTTGCGATGCGTTCTCCGTGAGGTCGTCATTTTTAATCGCCCTCCATTTGGTCGTGGTTCTTTTTGTATCTTTTTTATTGATATAGTCTATACCGTAGGGCGGGTCGGTCACCACCACGTGCGCCTTTTCGCGCGGCAGCATGAGCTTGTCGTAGGTTTCGGGCAGGCATGAGTCGCCGCATATGAGCCTGTGGTCGCCCATCTGCCAGATGTCGCCCGGCCGGGTGATTGGCTCCTCCGGCACGTCCGGCACGATGTCCTTCGGCTCGTCCTGGGCAGCCATTTTCAGGGTGTTGTAGAATTCGGTCTCCCTTATGTTTGCGAGCGCGAAGAGGGTCTTTTCCTCGTTCGCCTTGAGGATTTTGAGGTATTCCTGGGCTTGGGCCTCCGGGTCGTTCTTGCCGTACCGCCCGTTCAGGATGGCCCGCAGGATGCGCCTTTCGGCATCGTTCCTGCAGCGCACGAGCTTGACGTTCGCGCTCTTTTCGCCCTCCTCCCTGTGTATCTGCAGGGTGTGCTCCCCGTTGATGATGAGGAACTTGCCGTTCAGCCGGGCTTTGCGCTCGGGCTCCAGCTCGCAGTCGTCCACCACCACCTGGTCGACCACCTGCCCGAAGGTCTTGACGCTCGAGCGGAAGGCGTCCATGGCCTGGTTGGTGAGCACATTCGGGTTCTCCCCCTCCATGCGCTCCGTGTTGCTGATCTGGATTTCGATTGTCGGGTGGGTCTTCATTGTCTCATGCCCTCCAGCGCCTCCTGCACCGCGTCCTTGACCACGCGCCTGAGTTTGTCCTCTGTTACAGCTGCCTTGGCGCGCGCCTCCAATTCTGCTACATGGTTGTCTATGGCCTGGGACGTGGTCTTTCCTTTGCCGTTGGAGTCTTTGTAGAGTTTCTCGCTTATCCGCACCAGTTTCGTTGCCATGTTACACCTGTTTGGAGGCTAAATTATAAAAGTGTTTCCGAGCCACTCTTGGGTTGTCGCGTCCGAGCATTGAGAAAATCATGGTCTCCCCTTAAATAATTCGTTCAGGATTGTCTCTTTTTTATCGCTCCAAAAGAAATCGTCGGTGGTCTCAACATATTTTTTTGCATCTTCAATGGAATTGAACTGGCGGGTGTTGCCTTCTTGGAGTGTGTTTTTGATGTATTCATACCCGTTGCTTCCTTCCAAGCTGTCGCAACCTGAACACGAACCGAAACTGTCCCTCCAGAGGATGAAAGCTTCCTCTACTTTCAGAAGGGCAAAACATTCTCCCTGATAGTCGTCCTCCATGAATGAAGCCAGTATCTCCACTGTTGGCGATAGATAGAACCGAAGGGCTTCAAGCTGTGCGCCAGCATACCAGCCCGGCTCCCACTCATATTCCTTTGGTTTTTCACCAGCTGGTTTGTCCTCGTTTATCAGATACTTGGTCAAATCAATTCTCTCCATCTCAATCCCTCCCAAATTCAATCCTCGCCAATTTCGTGCCTTTCGGGTATATGCTCAGTGCCTCTTGTAGCTTTTCCCAGCTTGAGAAGCCCTCATAGAAGGCATCATTTTCCTCTGCCTTTTCTATATAGACCTGCCTTGCGTGTGGTGTATTGACTGCTGCTACTTTGTCAGCGGCTTTTTCTATTTCACTGCGCCACTCGCTCTCCATCATCACGCTCTTTATCCTTACCTTGAGGGGGGAGTAGTTGTTGCAGACAACGTGTTTTGTTGTTATTGGCTCGTCTTTAAAATGAAACGCTATTTTCTCTCCTTCTAAAAACATTATGTGTATTTCTTCGGAAGCTATAAAATCGTCTTTTATATGCATCTCTCTCCATCCCCCACAGTTCTTGCAGATTGCACACGTGCAACTCGTTGGCTGGACGGCGATTTCCTTTAGCGCATCTATTCGCTGCTTTTGCTTACGCCCCATAGCTGGCTCAAGCCCTTCGCGTTCTTGGCATTCTGCACACGCTGTATTTCCATCGTTGTCCATTACGCCCCCGCAATCTCGGCATGTCTTGTTGTCGCATGTGTCGCACTGCCATCCATCACAATCATGTGTTTTCGGCTGCCACTTGGAGAGGTCTGGCTCGTAGTGGGTTGTGTATGAATACGGGTCGCCATTTTCATCTTCCTCTTCTGTAAATGAAGAAACCGAGCATATGTGTTGATTTTCAGAGTGTTCCCATTCCTTATACTTACAATGTTTGCATGGCGGAGGGCGTCGGGTTATGGACTTGCGACCTTGCCAGATTAAGAACCACAACGGGATGCCATCTATTCCTGTCTTGCTAAATATCATTTAATCGCCTCTCCTCTTCTATTTTCCTAACTTTGGCTGCTTCCTCTTTGGTCTTGAACCTACCAAGATACTCTCGCATGTCAATCCCCTCCAACGTTATCTTCCACTTTGAGGGCGCGGGAACGCCTGAATGAAGGGCATTGCCCCCACCACCGATGGCGTCCTCACCCGCGCTTTCCTCTACCTTCTCAAT